CGGCTCAGTTATACCGAACCGGCCACCTCCATAGACGGCGCCCACGGCGGCGCCCAGGGGAGGACACCCGCCCGGGTGCCTCATGGGCGCCGTCAGAGGCTTGCTTAGGCGTCACTCACGACCGAGACGCCAGCGCCGTCAATCGCCTTGGCCACGCCGGCGGCGTAGCTCACGACGTAGGACGTAGCGACGTAGGTTCCCTGACGGACACGCTCCAGGCGAGCACGACCCAGATCGATGATGTTGGGATCGTTCTCGGGCGCCATCTGCGAATCAGCCCACGCCAAACCGCCGAGAGTGGTGATAAAACCTGCTCTGTCGGCTGAGGTATTGGCAAGGGGGGTGTGGGAGCTTGTGTACAGGTCGATTCCGAGCCACGAGCCCTTGTAGCTATCAAGGCTGGCGTTGATGGTGCCGCCCATCGTCTGAGCCGGGAGGACTCCAGCGCTAAAGGCGTCGGTCTCCAGGTCGCCCCACTGCTGAGGGTGCAAGACACCCAGCATAGGGCCGCCGCCCTTGGCGATCCCGATCGTGGTCTTGGCATCGATGATGTCGGTCCAGACCAGGTTGACGCCGGTAGAGCCCACGGTACTCGTGAAGTCATCGCCGACGTTAGCCAGCAAAGAGATCAGCGTCTGAGCGACCGAGACAGCGGCATCACGCGCAAACATGACCGGATCGAGCTTCCCGTCCGCGATGTAGCGGGCCAGGTCATCGAGGGTGTAGCGCTTCGCTCGCATCGCCATTGTCACGTCGGTCTTATCGTCGGTGAAGGCGGTGTTAGCGACCTCGGATCCCGGCGTGGTAGCCGCGAGCAGATCGTACCCGTCCAGGCCGAGATGGGGCACGCGCACGACGGTAGAGCTGGGGGAGCTCGCGGTAGCGTGAAAGAGAGCCGGGTGAGTCAAGACCGAGCCGTCACGATCCGCGAGGAGCATGAGGAATTCGGCAGCCATAACTTCGCCTGCGACGATATCAGCAATGCCAGAGGGGGTGATTTCGTTAGCCATTTCGAGACCTTGTAGGGTTTAGGGTGTCGAGTCCTAACGCCCGGTGACGGGGGCGAGCCGGGGACCGTGGCCCGTTATACCGAGGCCGGATCTCAGGTGGTCTCAGGCTTGCGATAGCCGGCGGCGGCGCTGATCTCCTTGTAGCGCGACCAGTCCCCCGTCTTGACTCCGTGGTCGCGGGCTCGGCGGATGGCGTCAGCCGACACCGACGCCGGCGCCCCCGGTGCGGTCGAGGTGGCCGCAGGGGGCCGAGGCGTGGCCCGGGTGACCGGGCCGGCACCATTGACAGCCTGGGCGGGCGTGCCATTCGTCGACGGGGGCGCCGGCGTGCCGTTGATGAAGGGCCGCAGGGTGACCGGGGCTTGTGTCGGATCGCCCTTGATCGACTCAAGCCAGTCGCCGATCTCGGGGCGGCCATCGGTGGGGAGCTTTGCCCATACGTGCTCAGCCAGCTCGACCACGTCAGGATCGGTGACGTTGAGGGCCCCACTGATAGAGCGGTAGGTCTGGAAGCGGCCCTCGGCCTGAGCCGTCAGGCGCTGAGCCTCGGTGAGCTGACCGGCCAGGGTGTCCACGTTGGCCGCTCGCTCGAGCGCTGTGGACAGCTGGCCCTTGAGGTCTGAGACCTGAGCCTCAAGGCCTTGCTTGGCGTTTACCACCCGCTGGAAGTGCTCATACCCTACCGTCTTGGCAGGGTCAGCCGCGGGGGCTGTCGGCTCGGGGGCTGGGTTGCTGGCGGGATCTTGCTCGATGCTCATCACGGGGTGTCCTCCATGGGCGGTGTAAGGTCTTGGTTTGAGGCGTCGATCAACATCAGGGCTTCGCTTGCTTCCTGACGGCTTAGCCCCGGGTTGAGCTGCTGGTAGGCGGTGACCTTATCGAGTAGGCCAGCCTCAAGAAGGTCGGTGATCCGCTTGATCTCGGCGTCCTGCTCGGCGGGATCCTTGGGCAAGCTCTTGTAGGTGATGCGCCAACCGGTTGTGGGGCCACCGAGAAGGCCGGCAGTGAGCGCGATCAGTTGAAGATCGGAGCGCCTAAAGAGAGGCTCGTAGGCTCGCTGGGCCTCGCGCTGAGCCTCACGGCTGACGGCCAGGCTGGCCGCAGATCGCACGTCAGACTCCCGACGGCTGACACCGGCAGTGCCGAGGGCCATCTCTACGATCCGGCGCTCATACCTCTCGATCGCCGAGAGCATCGACTCGGGATCCACGGGTGCCGTCCACTGACCGACCACCGGTTGTCCGGCGCTCTCGTCGGCCTGGCGCAAGAGGAGGAGGGTGGCCGGGTCGGTGACGATCTCGGCCCGGCGTCCATCGCCCACGGCATCCAGGCCTACCGGCTCGGCGCCGATGGCGTAGCGTTGAGCCCAAGAGCTGTCGGCGAAGGTGTGGGCCAACATCGTGTAATAGACGCCGAGCTGAATCGAGGCTTCGAAGGTCTCGGATCCGCTGTAGGCGTCAAAGGCGTAGCCGGTCTCTGCCGAGCAGTAGAGGACGTAAGGCAAGACGGGCCCGTCGTCGGTAAACCACGGGTAGGCATCGCCCACGAAGCGCCCGCCGAGGACCCGATCGGACACGTCGTTACCCATCTCATCAAAGGCCCGGTAGGACGGCTCTCGGGGATCGGTGACGAGCGTCACCCACGAAGACGGGTCGTCAGGGTCTGGGCTCCACTCTCGGACGGCCACGACCTCGGACGGCTGGCGGGGGTTTACCTCCACCTGGACCATGTCAGGCCAGACAAGCCGATAGACCGGCTCGCCGTTGACGATCGTAACGTTCACCAGGGCGTCATTGAGCCCGAGGGTGTCACGCTGTACGCGGTTGGCGAGCTGCCAATACCCGGCCTCGGAGATCGCCGCGGCGACCATCTCACCGCCCGGCGGCGGCATCACCTCGGGGACCTGGCGATAGAGCGCGGCGAGCTGGGTGAAGACGTGGCGGGCCGGGTTGGCCGTCATATCCGGCGGCGGCCAGGCCTCTCGGCGCACGTTGCCCACCGTCTCTGTTAGCCGGCTGACAATATCCGGCTCATGGAGATTGTAGAGCACCCGGCGCCGAAGTCGGCTGTGCTCGATGCGTCGCACCTCGGAGGGCTCACGGGGGAGCGGGGGCGCGGTCGTGTAGGATCCAAAAGTAGCCATGTCCCGTTCTACCGACGCCCATGAGTTCGGACGGTTGGAGCGGTGCCCCATCGCTGAGCCTCGGCCCAATAATCGCGAAGGCCGTACATCCACGCATCGAGGATATCCTTGTGCGGGTGTCGGTCGCCGTAGTCCCACGAGGCGAGGCCCTCGATCAAGGTCTCACAGCTCGGGTGGACCCTGACACGGTCAGCGGCAACAGCACCATAGAGCCACCGACAGCGGATGTCCTTAGACCGTCGCTTGGCATTGGAGCGGCCCCCGCCCTCCTTGGCCGACAGGATCCGGGGCCTTAGTCGGTTCTGGTCAACGCGCAGACGGCGAGCGACCCACCGGCCAAGCTCTCGATTAGAGCTCATCACGAAGCGGCTCTTGACCGGGTTGTCTCCCAGGACGGCGTCCAGCTCATGCCACCGGATCCCGCGGTCTTGAAGCATCCGCAGGATCTTACCGGCGAAGACCTCCATGGTGGAATTACCCGGTACGACCACCTCACCGAGTGCGTAGAGGTGCGGGTGTGTCCGCCCGTCGGACTCCTCCACCTGGTCGACGCCGGTGAGCACGGCACACATACCCAGCTCACGATCGGCGGCGGCGTAGTCGATGCCCAGGCACAGCTTGAGCACGCCGGATGGTAGCTGTTTGTTGACCATCGCCTCAGGGTCAAAGCAATCGAAGAACTGCCCCTCGCATCGGCTTTCCCACTCACCGTCAAGCCGGATCGGCGCGTCGATCGGATTCTCGAGGCGGCGTAGCTCGGCGATGAAGTCAGCATCCCAAGGGGTGCCGGCCTTGGTCCGTCGTGGCCGCCCGGTGATCGGGCTGACCTGGCCCTCAGGGGTCAGGCGGTAGTGGTAGTCCCTGACCCTCCCCTCTTCGCAAAGCTCCCTCAGCCACGGCAGCGGGGGCCCGTTGATCGGCGTCAGGGTCAGGCCGAGGCTACCGCCGGTGTTCCTCACCCGGGCGCGGCACTCGTCGTAGACCTCCCGGGCCGGGGGCTCATCGAGCAAAATGAAGTCATATTCAGAGCCGGCCATCGCCCCGGCCCCTTGGGCATTGCTGTAGATATGGATCTCTGAGCCGTTGAGGAACTCGACCACGGGGCGATGCCCCCGGAAGCCGGTGCGGCTGGAGAACTCAGTGCCGGCCCGTAGCTCGGTATTAGCCTCGCCTCCGAGCAGCTCCCAGACCACGCGCTGGATCTCGACGCTCTGGAGGATGGAGAAACAGACGAGGGCCAGCCGGCTCGGGCCAGGCCTGACAGTCTTGTAGGGGTGCTCACCGCGGGCCCGGTAGATCAACTCGGCGGCGCCGGCGGTGCTCTTGCCCATCCGGTTTCCGAGGCGCAGGAGGGCGGGCTCGGGTCCGTCGTGGCTCAACCAGTCCACCTGGTATGGAAGCCAGGCGATGTGATCGACGGGTGAGCGGGCGGCGACTGTGGATAGGGCTTTCGTGGCTCTGGCGAGGTCGGCCAGGCGCACTAAACCACCCGCAGCTTCGGCCCGTTGAGCTGCTCTTCACACAGCTCGGCGATCTCATTGACCAGGGTGTCGGGTAGCGTCTTGATCGCGGCCTTGACCACCTGGAGGATCTGCTCTGGCGTGGCTTCCTCCAGGTCATCGCCGCCGGCGTTGGCGGCCAGGTCACGCGCGGCCTGCATCTCAGACTCAAGCTTGGCGAGCGTCCCCGCGGCGGTGTAGCTCCCCGCCTCGGTGGCCAGCCGTCGAAGGCGCCGGATGCGCTCAAGCGGGTCGGCCTCGTCCTCGGCCAGGCGCTCGGCGCGGAGTCGGTCAAGCTCAGATCGCAGGGTGGAAACCTTCGAGCGAGCCGAGACCGCCGGCGTAAATGCGCCGCGCTGCTGCGCGGCCTTGGCGAGGGCTTGCATCGCCTTGATCTCGGCGGTGAGCTCCTTCTCTCGCTTGGTTGACTTAGTCGCCATCGGTGAGGCCCTCCCCGGAGAAAGAGAAAGAGGGGCCCGCTTGCCCGATTTGTCGATCCTCTCGCGCGAAAAGCGCGACGGGAGGACGAG